GAAGCTGAAAATGAATCTTTAAGAAGAAGAATTAATGATTTGGCCAAAGAAAGAGCAAAGTTATTTACGGAAAATATGAAATTAAGAAGAGGAAAAGTAAAAACTATCAGGGGGATAGAGAAATGACTTTGCTAATTGAATTAGAAGGAATTCCACCGTCCGTTAATCATGCATATAAAAAGAGAGGAAGAGGATATGGAATGTTTATGTCGAAAACAGCAAAAGAGTTTAAAGAATATGCAAGTTATGTAGCTTATCAAGCAATGAAAAAACAAAAATGGACAAAAATTCCAAGGGATGAAAATTTTTATCGGATGGAAATTCATTTTCATTTTAAAAATCGTAAGCATCCAGATCCAAACAACCTATTGAAGGTTCTTATAGATTCATTTGAAGGGATAGTTTTTGAAAATGATAAAAATATTGATGTTTCAACTTTTTCATTTGTTGATGGTGAAGAAAGAACTGTCGTTATATTTCAGAAATGAGGGGAGGAAGAAAAATGAAAAAAGCTTATAATTTCTTTAATTCAAAACATATTAAGAGAATTTACGTTGAAAGTTTAGAAGAAGCTTATTATTTAATTTCAGCATTAAAAACATCTTGCCCAGTTTTAACTGATGAGAGTGGAAATGTTGTACAACTTTCTAATGTTGAAGATGCAATGGTATATATTGAATTTAAAGCTAAGACTAAAATATTGAAAAAAGCAGAAAAGAAAACTAATAGAGCAGTAATATAAAAAAATTGGGGCAATTAAGCCCCTAATGCCCAAATACTACCCTCTAAATTATATCATAGGAGGGTAACAGAATGCAAGATGTATTAAAAAATTCCTCGCTTACTTTTAATGATATCAAATTTCTACTTATGGGATACAAAAGAGCAGTAACTCTTTTTTATGAAAGAAAAATACATTTGTATTTAGATAGTTATTTTGAAATATGTGTTGAAGTTGGATTTCCAGGAGTAGCGTTATCCCCTACAAAAACTTATGCAACTTCTTTTCCAGTAAGAGATTTTTTTAAACAAATTGAACTTGGCGCTTTAGAGAAGTATAAAAAGGAAAAATATATAATAGACAAAGTAAATGACTTTTGGGAAGTATTAACCGCAATGGAAAGAAGTGTGATCTTTTATAGATATATTGATTTAGAAAAAATAAATGGTATTTGGAAAGGTGAAAGTAGATACCAATTGGCCAAAAGATTAAATGTTGCAGAAACTCAAATAAGAAAGTATGAAACATCAGCTTTTAAGAAAATATTACACAAAATATAGTATATCATTGACAAGGTTCGCAAAATATGGTATAATTAAGTAGAATGGAATACTATACTTAGAAGGAGCCTGTTAAGGCTCCTTTTTTTATTTCGACAATTTTCGACGCATTTCGACAAGTTCGACAAATTTTGTGACTGTGTGACAACTGTAGAATTTTTGTAGAGTATTGTGACTATCAGGATATGGTGTTAATGGTAGCATTCCACACTTGGGATGTGGAGGTGCAGGTTCGAGTCCTGCTATCCTGACCAGCTCTTCCCGCCTTGAAATAAATACTGACACTCCGGCGTTAATCCGGCAGCTTCCGGCACTTTTCCGGCATTTTATGTGCCGGATTTTTTTATGATACTAATCATGATTATACTAATTTAAATTATTATGCTGGTTGGTATTATACTGACCGGCATAATTCCAGAATAGAGAGGAGGTCGCGAGACGCAGGGGTTTGACGGGCGCCCCTGCTTTTATTTTGAAAAGAGGAGATGAGAGAGGTGAGGTAAGATGACTAAATATACAGACAAAGATAAAATGAAAGCATTAGTAATGTTAGAGAATAACATAAATCATCAAACTGGAAATCCTAACTGGACTAAAGTATCGAAAAAGTTAAAAATATCAAGAAAAACGCTTCAAAAGTGGTGGAAAGAAAAAAACAAAGAAGATATTACCCACATACGCACACTTAAAAAAGAAGAATTTATAAACAAAGCTTGGGATCAAATCTTTTATGGTTTAGATTTATTAAAGGAGAAAGCTGAAAAGACTAGTTATAAAGATTTAATAGTAGGTATGGCCACATTGATTGATAAGATTCAATTATTGCAAGGGCAACCTACAGAAATAACAAAAAATGAAAACAATAATACAGAATTAATAGAAATAGATCCGGAAATGTTATCGCCAGAGGCGGTGAATAAAATTGCGCAAAAAATATTACATCAGGAAAGAAAAGATTTTAAGTAAGTATTTTAAAAATAACTTTTATGAGTTTCTCAGATACGATGGCTCTGGATATTGGAAAGATGGGAAACATTTAAAATTTTTGGCCAAAAAATTAGAAGAAGTTGCTGAAGGAAAGATAAAAAAATTAATGGTGTTTATGCCACCAAGACATGGGAAATCTGAATTAATATCAAAGAAATTCCCTGCATGGTTTTTAGGTAAATATCCAGATAAAGAAATAATCATTACTGCATATAGTGCGGAACTTGCATATGATTTTTCAAGAATTGCAAGAGAAACGTTGAGAAGACATGAAAAATTATTCGATGTAAGTTTAGATAAAAGAACACAAGCAGTACAACACTGGGGAATTGAAAATACTCGTGGTGGATTAATGGCAGCTGGTGTTGGGGGTCCTATAACAGGTAGAGGTTTTCATATTGGAATCATAGATGATCCAATAAAAAACAGAGAAGAGGCTAATTCAGAAACGATAAGAAATAAAATATGGGAGTGGTATAGATCGACATTTAGAACTCGTGCTTATCCTGATGCTTCCATTATTTTAGTTTTAACAAGATGGCATGAAGATGATTTAGCAGGAAGATTACTTGAAGAACAAAAAGATGAATGGGAAATTATAGAATTACCAGCTGTAGCTGAAAAAAACGATGCAATAGGAAGAAAAGAAGGAGAACCGCTTTGGCCAGAAAGATATTCTTTAAAAGAATTGATGAAAATAAAAAAAGATATTGGGACATTTGAATGGTTAGCGTTATATCAACAAAAACCAACTGCTCTTGAAGGAAATATTTTTAAGAGAAACTGGTTTAAATATACGGATAATTATCCTAAAAATATTCGAATATATCAAACTATAGACTTAGCTGTATCTAAAAAAGATACAGCTGATTTTTTTGTTATTTTGACTTTTGGATTAGATTCTGAAAAAAATATTTATATCATAGATCTTTATGCTGACCATATTGAATTCCCAAAACAAATAGAGATGATCCAATACTATTATGACAAATGGAAGCCAATTCAGATAGGGATTGAAACTGTACAATATCAGGCAGCATTATTTCAGTATCTCAAATCCACAACATATATTCCTGTAAAAGATTTTAAACCTGTCTCGGATAAAGTTACAAGAGCTCTAAAAATCACACCATATTTTGAAAATGGGAAAATATATATTTTAAGACATTTAAACCAACTACCTTTATTAGAAGAACAATTAATAAGTTTTCCCAATGGAAAACATGATGACATAGTAGATGCTGTTTCTTACATTATAGAATTTTTAGATAATCAATCCCCAAGTATAAGAACATTGTGAGGTGAAACAATGATTTTTGACAAATTTTTTAAAAAGAAAAAGAAAACTGAAAAAAAATTACAACCTAAAACACCTTCGTTTATTTCTGATTTTAATATTCCTAATATTCCACCAGAAAGAAAAGGTGAAGATTATTTACACGCCATGGAACAGGTATCCTGGATTTATTCTGCTATAAGAGTTATTTCTCAGACAATTGCAGCTGCTAATTGGAGATTATATGAGGTTAAAAACAAAGAAAGAAAAGAAATAGAGGATCATGAAGCCTTAAAATTTTTTAATAATCCTAATCCATATACTACAAGAACAGAATTATTTCTTTTAACTTCGCAACATTTAGAACTTATTGGTGAGGCGTGTTGGTTATTAATAAAAGATTTTAGAAATAAAATAATAGGAATTTCTATTTTAAACCCAACTAAAATGACTTTGAGGATGGATGCAGGAATTCCTGAATATTGGGAATATGGAAGTAAGAAAATTAGATTAGAACTGGAAGATGTTGTGTTTTTTAAATATCCTAATCCAGCTAATCCATATAGAGGATTATCTCCATTGAAAGCTGCGGCTATTGCTGGAGATACTGATCTTTATTCAGCTGAATGGAATAGGAATTTTTTCTATAATGCTGCAGCTCCTTCAGGAGTTATTAAATCAGAACATAGGTTATCAGATGAACAATTTCAAAGATTGAAACTACAAATTGATCAAATGTATAAAGGATTAAAGAATGCACATAAAGTTGTTTTACTTGAAGAAGGTATTGATTTTAAACCTATTCAGATATCTCATAAAGATATGGAATTTTTAGAATTAAGGCGTTTTACCAGAACAGAAATTGCCGCCGTGTTCGGTGTTCCATTATCGAAATTAGGGATTTCAGAGGAAGTTAATAAAGCTACAGCATATGTAAATGATTATACTTTTGCTAAAAATACAATTACACCTAAGCTAACTCTTATAAAAGAAGCATTGAATAAATATTATTTACCTCATTTTGGAGATAATTTAACATTTGGTTTTGACAGTGTAATTCCAAAAGACGAAGAATTTTTAGTATATAAACATACTCAGTACACCAGAGGAAATATTATGACAATAAATGAAGTCAGAAATGAGCTTGGATTAAAACCTGTTAAATGGGGTGATGAACCAGCAACACCTGTAATTTTCTCAGCAGAAAAGAAAAATTTGAATTTTGATAGAGATAAATACTGGGAAAAATTTGTCCAGAAACAAGAGAGAAGTGAGAATTTTTTTAAAGGATGGATTATTAATAGGTTTTCAAAACAAGAAAAAAAGATAATAGAGCTATTAAAAAACAAGAAAAGTTTTAAAGATATAAATGAGGCGTTAGCTGAAAGATATGCAGATGAAATTTTAAGTTTTTTATATGATGATGAACAATGGATATGGATGGATTTTTATGAAAAGAAGATGGAAGACGTTGTTGTATCTGCATCAGAAAATTATATGGAACAATTTAATCTTTTTATAAGCTTGAGCGATCATATGGATATTGTAGAAGAACTTCTTGAAAAAAGAAGTCAAAAATTCGCTCAAAAAGTAAATGAAACTACTTATAAACAGTTAAAACAAACATTAGTTGAAGGATTTTTAAAGGGAGAAGGTGAGAAAAAGTTAGCTAAAAGAGTTGAAGATGTAATGAGTTTGGCCAAACGTCAGAGAGCAGCAACTATTGCCAGAACTGAAATATATGGAGCAGTAAATAACTCACATCATTTGACTTTGTTGGAAAACGGAATAGAAAAAAAAGAGTGGCTAACAGCTAGGGATGAAAGGGTTCGAACGGAACATGAAAATGCAGATGGGCAAATAGTTAACGTTAATGAACCGTTTATAGTTGGCGGAGAGCATTTAATGTATCCTTTGGACCCCGCAGGAAGTCCAGGAAACATTATTAATTGTCGTTGTACGGTTATACCAGTATTGTAGGAGGTGATTACATTGTGAAAATAGAGAAAGATCTACCTATCCAAATAAAAGAGGTAAACGAGATTGAACGTTCATTTTGGGCTGTAGCAAGTACAGAAACAGTTGATAGATATGGAGATATAGTAGAACAAAACGGATGGGAATTCGATAATTTTTTAAAAAATCCTGTTATTCCATGGGGGCATAATTATTCACAACCTGCTATAGCCAAAGTTGCTGAATTGAAAGTTGTTGATGGAAAGCTTTATTTTAAAGCACAATTTCCTAAAAAAGGTACGTATGAACTAGCTGATATAGTTTTCGAACTTTATAAAGAAGGTATTTTGAATGCCTTTTCTGTTGGTTTTATTCCAAAGGAATATCAACCTAATGAGTTTGGTGGATATACCTACAAGAAAAGCGAACTTTTAGAAATAAGTGCGGTCACTGTTCCGGCAAATCAAGAAGCTTTAATACTCACATATAAAAGTCTTATGAATAAAGATAATAAAAACAAAGAAGGTGAGAAAAAAATGGATTCAAACGAGGAAAAGAAAGAAGATAAACTTCTTGAATTAGAAGAAAGAATTAAAAATTTAGAAGATTACATTGAAAAGCAAAAAGAGGAAGATGAAAGAAAAAAACT